GAAAAATACGAAAATGATATACAATAAAGAAAAGATAAGATAATTAAATAAAAGGAGCAGAGCAATGAAGAAGTTAAAAATCGATCAGCCAATCGTCAATTTCGAAGGCGAAGCGATCAAGACCACAGCCGAAGAAAACGCACCTGACTTTCAGTTAGGCCACGCGCTTTTGACTTACATTAGAAAAGGCCACAGTATGGGGTTGACACCGGCCGACAAGACGAATGCTTATCACGCCGGGTTGAAAATTGGAGCAAGCAAGGAAACAGTAGAATTGAGCAATGACGAGTACAAGGCGATCAAAAAATTGACCGACAATGGAAAAGAACGACAGCCAAACGGCGCAGAAGAAGATATTTACAGAATTGAGATTAGCGAACAGGTCAAGCAAATGGTTGACGGAGCAGAGGATATTAAACAATAAATTAGAAATACGGCATACTCCGCGTTAGGAGGAGTCGTTAAGACGGCGGTTACAAAGAATGAACGGTCAAGATTAACCAACATCACACCGCGATAAACAAAGACCGCTATGCGCAATAATTAAACAGGAGGCACTTTGGAAAACAGAACTATAAACGTCAGCGAACTCAAACCGGCGGATTACAACCCGCGCGAGATTAGCACAAGCGATTTAGAGGAACTTAAAAAAAGCATACAGCAATTTGGATTGGTTGAAGGAATTGTAGTTAACAGCGATATGACTATAATTGGCGGACATCAGAGGTTGGAGGCGGCCAAGCAATTAGGGATCGCCGAAGTGCCGTGTATAGTATTGGATTTAGACAAAAAACAGGAAAAGGTACTAAACTTAGCGTTGAACAAAATCAGCGGCTATTTTAATGAAGAAAAATTGGCAAATGTTTTGGCAGAATTGGAAAGCGAAGCCATAGGTTTTAGCGAAGCGGAGATCAGCCAAGCGCTTATGAGAAAAGAGATCAATTTAGAACAAAGCGAAGGATACAGCGTTGACGACGACGAGGAAATACAGAAGATTTTTGACCGAAACGAAAAAGTAGCCGTGGGAGTAGAACAACCCGGCGCGCCGATCAGAAGCGACAAGGTGGCATTTTACCTGGCGAATATGGAACAATGGCATAAGGTCAAGAGCCATTTTGCCACTACGCGAAGCGGAGAACTCGACACGAATAAATTGATGAATTTTGTTGACTCGACGGAAGCCAAAAAAGAAGGCGAATAATGGATTACTACGGCTCGCCAAGAATTACGAGCGAGTTTTGCGACTGCTCAATGCCGATTACATTCGACAGTTATAGCAATTGCGGGCATAATTGCGCGTATTGTTTTAGTCAATACATTAGAGGTACAGGCCCGGCCTGCAAGGATTATGACGCTAAGAAGGTAAAAGCCGTCAACGTAGACAGAGTAAAAAAGATATTCACCGGACAGATCAAAACGCCGATGTGGAAATGGATAGAAGCCAAGAGGCCGATACAATGGGGAGGATTAAGCGATCCATTTTGTCCATTGGAAAAACAGTACGGAGTCGGATTGGAATTACTGAAGTTTTTTAATGACATTGAACAGCCGATAAGTTTTAGTAGCAAAGGCGATTTGGCGATCACGGACGAACGATATCTAAACGAATTTAAGAAAGCCGGAAACAGGTGGCATTACAAGGCAAGCATAATCACACTGGACGAGGAGGACTGGCAATTGGTGGAGCGCGGCACGCCGACGCCACAGCGCAGGGTAGAGGTACTCAAACGATTGCACGAGGAGGCCGGGACGCTCACAACTTGGAGAATGAGGCCGTTTATTATAGGAGTAACCGACAAAACAATGAGCGAAATGATAAAGACAGCAAAGGAGATCGGTTGCCAAAGCATTACGACCGAGTTTTTTTGCTTAGATACACGCGGATTTGGACGAAACGAAACGCTGGAAAATTACAAAAGGATCAGCCAAGCGGCGGATATGAGTTTACTAAAGTTTTATAAGCGATACGGAACGGGAAGCGGATACGTACGGTTGGACTATAATTTTCTGAAGCCATACGTAAAAAGGTATATGGACGAATGCAAGGCAGTAGGATTGCCGTACTTTATAAGCGACGCCAAGCACAAAGACAAGAGTTGCGGAGGCAGTTGTTGCGGATTGCTCGACACGAACGAATACTTCAAAGATTACGCCAAATTCCAAATGAGCAACCTAATTCACAAAATCAAGGAAAAGGGCATAATGACGTTTACGGAAGCAATGGAATATTTAGACGAAACGGAAAAGGACTGGAGAGTAAATTCGAAAGTAGAGCAGTATATGAACTTAGGAAGCGGAAGCCAGCGCCACAAAAGACGAGATATGACGTATCAAGATTATTTTATTAAGCAATGGAACGGCAGTTATTTTCAGGATTATTTTGAGGGAGTAATTTACAAGATAGGAAAAGACGAAAAAGGCGACGCGGTTTATGCTTTTGATTACAAAAAGGCGAACATATGAAAATTGCGATTTGCACAAAAGGCAGGCCGGATAGGCAATATACGCTCAAGCAGATTTATAAGATATTTCCAAAAGACATTTATTTATTTGTTGAGCCGCAAGATTGGGAAAAATATCAAAAATATAGCAAGGTTGCCACGATCGTCAACATAGGAGAAAACGACAAAGGAATTGCATACAGCCGGCAATACGCTAATGATTATTTGGGCGACGAGATTATTTTCTTTTTGGACGACGACATAACGGCATTCAAAAAAAGAGCCGGCGCTATGAGGCCAAAACAGTATTTCGGATTAACGAAAATGACACCGGCGGAAATAAAGGGAATGTTCAAGTATATTGAGAAATTCTTATTAAACCACCCGGATTATTTGCAGGCCACGATAAGTTACGGCAAAAGCAATTGGTTGTATAATGGAGTTAGTAAAGAAAATACACGGGCTTGGTGTTTTGAAGCGCACAACAACAAAACGTATCGGCAAGCAGGAATTGAATACGATCCGAAATTAAACATATTTGAAGATTACAATATCACATTGGAAATTCTAAACAAAGGATATAAAAACATTAGTTTCTATTATTGGGCGTTTGATTGCAAGACAATGAGCAAGGAAACAGGCGGTTGCGGTACGGCTGAGCAAAGACGCGGAAAGCACGAGGCCGCCGCAGAGATTATGACGAGGAAATGGGGAAACGAAATTGCGCAAAAGATTTACAATAAAAATCACGATTTAACAGAAGTAAAAATAAATTGGAAAAAGGTGGTGGAGTATGGAAGATAGAATTAAGCAACTGAAAGCAGACCTCGCTAATAAATATGAACAATACAATACGATGGAATTACAGAATTGGGAGAGAAGAGCAGTAGAAATGCGATCACAAGGATACCCATACAAGGATATTGTTTACAACATTAAGACGGAGTTTCCGGCGCACGATCACGAGGAGGTGTATTATAGACAGATATTCCAATATAACGGAAGATTGCGCCCGGCTATTGATTTATTAAATGAAATTTTAGGAAGCGAGTCGATTATATCGGCGGTAACAGAACTAAACAAAACAGTAGACGTCGCATTACAAACGCAGAGCGTATTACTCGGCAAGAAATATCCGGCCGGGACACGCTTGGCGGCCGCAGAAGCGATTTTAGACAGAGCGCTCGGCAAGGCAAAGCAACCGGTAGAAGTAACGGAAAATAAAGAGGTTGCGGATATGAGAGAAAAACTAAAGGAACTAATAAATGAAGATGACGAGAAGGCAAAAGACGCTGAACCTTCTGAAACTATTCAAAGTTGACGGAGCGCCGGCGTCAGACAAATTGACGGAAGGACAGTTAGAGATATTCGAAGATATAGTATTTCGGGTATATCCTTTTGTTGAAGTTATTACTTGCACTCAATACGGGAAAAGTTTAACATTAGCGCTCGCGGCGCTTATTTTAAGTTGCGTTATTGGAAAAATGGTTGCTATTGTTGCGCCAACAGACGCGAAGGCCAAATTGATTATGAGATATTATGTAGAACACTTGGGCGACGATATAATGTTTTATAGCCAATTGGAAAAGAACACGAAACTGGAAAGGTTGCGCCAAGAGGAAAGCAAAGACAGAATAATTTTACGCAATGGCGGAGGAGTTTATTGTATATCGGCGCAAGCCGGGAACGCGCAAAAATCAATTGAGGCGGCTATGGGAGAAGGCGCAGACGTTATATTAGAGGACGAGTCGGGATTGATACCGGACAGGACGGAAGCGACGATCTTCCGTATGATCGCCGGGAAGAAAGATCCGTTATATGTAAAGATCGGAAACCCGTTTTATCGAAATCATTTTTACAAAACATCTTTTGACGACAATTGGAAAACGATTGTTATTGACTACATACAAGCATTGGCCGAAGGACGATATACACAACAATTTATTGACGAGGCAAAGAAAAGACCGCTTTTCGACGTGCTTTATGAATGCAAATTTCCTATGGAAGACGAAGTGGACGAACGAGGGTGGAGGCGAATGTTTTTTGAAAAACAAATGCAGGAAATAATGATTAAAGACATTGTACCGGCCGGCACGTTAAGACTTGGGGTTGACATCGGACGAGGAGGGAACTATTCGGCTTATGTGTTAAGAGGCGACAACTGTGCTATAATATTAGAGAAGAACCGTGATCCCGATTTGATGAGCCAGCCGGGACGAATTATTAACTATATGAAAGAATATAAGATTGAAGCCAATAATATTTACGTTGACGATGTGGGAGTAGGCGGAGGAGTTACGGACCGATTGAGAGAACTGGGACACGAAGTTAACGGTGTAAAAGAAGGACAAGGCGCAACAGACGGAGCAAGTTACGCAAACTTGAAGGCAGAAAATTACTTTTTAGTAAAAGATTGGATAGAAAACCAAAGCGGAAAATTAAGCGATAGCGCGGATTGGTATCAATTACTCGAAATACGATTTAAGCCGAATAGCAGTAGCAAATTCCAAATTGAGCCAAAGGACGAGTTACAAAAAAGAGGGGTGGAAAGCCCGGATATTGCGGACGCATTAATGCTTACATTTACGGACGGAGGACAAACGTTTACAGCCGACGACTTCGCTATAATATAAATAGGAGGAATTGAAAATGTCATTACTTCAGGGGATTAAACAAAAGTTTTTTAAGAACTTTGGAACAAGCACATTTTTTCAGAACTATTTGACGCCTTCGAGTTGGAGAAGATCAGAATATTTGGAACAGTACGAAGGGATTGTTCATACTTGTATATCGGCCATTGCGCAGAGAACAGCGATGATCGATTTTTTTGCAGAGAAAACAAACGCAGACGGCACGGAACTCACGACTAAAAACCACGAACTATTACGGCTATTACGAAACCCGAACGATCATTTGAGCAAATACCAATTGATAGAAATGACAGTTACTCACTTGCGGCTAACGGGCGAGGCATATTGGTATTTTGAATTGGGAGCGGTTACGCGAAAGCCAAAAACTATATTTATGTTGCGCCCGGACAAAATGACGCCGATTGTTGACGACAGCGACGACATTGTAGGTTGGATTTTTACGGCTGAGAACGGCAAGAAAGTACCTTTGGAAGCGGACGAGGTTTTGCAATTCAAATACCCTGATCCGAAAGATCCGAAACGCGGCATTGGAACAGTTCAAGCCGCTATGATTTATATTCAGACGGAAACATACGCGAGTAAATGGACGAGAAACTTTTTATTTAACAACGCCCGGCCAAACGGCGTATTAGCGCTTGACGCAAAAGTTGACGCGGCGGAGTTTCAGAAAATTAAAAGACAATGGCAAGAAGAATACGGCTCAATTGAAAACGCCGGCAAGACAGCAATTATACGCGGAGCGCAAGCCACATTTACGCAAGTGGGAATGGGACTTGGGGACATAGCACTAAAAGAACTCAAGAACCTTACACGCGACGATATTATGACTATGTTTAGAGTTAGCAAGCCAATTTTAGGAATATTTGAGGACGTTAACTTGGCAAGCGCAAAGACGGCTCATTATGTATTTATGAAAGAAATTATTGATCCAGAAATGTATAGAATTGTGGACACGCTAAACAATGAATTGATTGAACGATACGGCGACGGATACCAAATTGGATATGAAAGCCCGGTGCCGGAAGATCAGGCCGAGAAAATTGAATATTACAAGGCAGGGATCGATGTTTGGTTGACTACAAACGATATACGAAGCGCCGAAGGGTTAGACGAAATGGACGGCGGCGGCGTTATTTACAAGCCGATCAATTTAGTGCCGATTGGAGAAGAACCAGAACAGCAGGCGCAAGCAAAGCACGTAGTTTTGAAAATTAAAACAAAGGAATTTAAGATCGAAGCCGAGCAAAAAGAAATGTTTAGAATTGAAGTTTATAAGAGGCAAGAACGATGGCAGAAAAATATGTATTACCTTATGCGCAAATTACTCAACGATCAAATGAAAGGGATTTTAGCAAGGATCAACGGACAGAAAAAGAAAGCATTTGAAGATTGGTTGTTTGATGACGCGGCCGAACAAAAAGCGTTCACAGAAAAAATGACACCTTTACTTTTGGAACTTATGAAGGAGCAGGGACAAAGCGCATTTGACCTACTCGGACAGGAAGGCGATTTTGTAATCACAGAGAAGATCAAAGAATATGTTGCCGCCCGGACGGATAAATTTGTGCCGGAATATTTAACAAATGTTAAAAGCGATTTGGTTGCGACACTTACGGAAGGCGTCAACGCCGGAGAAAATATCAGAGATCTGAAAAAACGAATTGAAAAAGTTTACGATACGCAAAAAGGCAAGAACGCCGAACGAATTGCGAGAACCGAAACGGCATACGCAAGTAACACGGCCGCAGTAGAAGCATACAAACAAACTGGGTGGATTGAAGGCAAGGAGTGGTTCGCAGATCCGGACGCTTGCGACTTTTGCCAAACGATGAACGGCAAGACGATATCACTAACGACTAACTTTGCTTCACTTGGCGACGCGGTACAAGGCAAAGAAGGCAACGGGCAATATTTGGTAGATTTTATGGACGTAGGAGAACCGCCTTTACACCCACATTGCCAATGCACAATATTACCAGTTAAAAAATTAGCAAGGGAGTAAAATGGCAAATAATTTAGAAATCTTTAGAGGCGACACCAAACAATATACTTTGAATTTCAAAGACGCCGTCGGCGTAGCCATAGATATTACTGATTGGACAGTATTTTTCACAGTAAAAAAAGAAAGATCAGATTTAGACGCGGCGGCGAAGATCAGCAAGACGGTCGTTTTACACACGAACGCGGCAGAGGGAACAACAAGAGTAAACATTACGGCGGCAGAAGCGGCGACGCTTGAACCCGGACAATACTATTACGATATACAAGTTAAGAAAAGCGACGGCAGTATTTTAACGATTATTAGCGATATGCTTGTAATCAAAGAGGACATTACGAGAAGGACGGTATAAATGGAAGATACAAACGTAGTTATATCGGACGAAACAATAGACGTTGTTATTACGGAAGGCGAAACGATCAACGTTACTTTTAATATTATTGAACAATTAACAGGCCCGGCCGGCGAAACCGGACCTCAGGGACCACAAGGCGAAAAAGGTGACACGGGAGAAACGGGAATACAAGGACCAACCGGCGCACAAGGTCCGCAAGGAGAGCAAGGAATACAAGGAGCAACAGGACCACAAGGCCCGGAGGGTTCAGTTGGACCGACAGGACCACAGGGGGTTCAAGGCCCAGAAGGCCCAGAGGGATTGGGATTCTATATTGCTAAATATTATAGCACAGTCGCGGCGCTATTAGCCGACACGACACCAACCGGAATTGACGCCGGAGAATTTGCGTTGATTGTTACAGATGACGTGGACGATCCGGACAATTCACGACTTTACATTTGGACAGGGACGGCATACGCTTTTCAGAGCGATTTATCAGGCGCACAAGGAATTACGGGACCGGAAGGCCCGCAGGGAGAGCAAGGCCCGACAGGATCACAAGGACCGGCAGGCGCAACTGGAGCAACTGGTGCAATAGGACCACAAGGCGCGCAGGGGGTTCAGGGTATTCAAGGACCGCAAGGCATTCAGGGCGAAATAGGAGAAACCGGAGCAACAGGTCCACAGGGTGCAACTGGAGCAACCGGCGCAGACGGGCAGAGGGTGTTTGTTGCTGAAGCCGGAGAAATGGAAACTTACGTTATGGGGAGCGAATCGCAAGTAGGCGATTTTATAGTAAACAATGATGACAATACTTTCGAAATAATAAATAAAACAGCCGCGCTATATACGGACCGAATTGAATTTAGAGGAAGCATATTAGGAGAAGAAGGACCAACTGGAGCAACAGGGCCAACAGGACCGGCAGGAGCGCAAGGCTTAACTGGACCAGAAGGACCGGCAGGCGCAGATTCAACAGTACCCGGGCCACAAGGACCAATTGGAGAAACTGGGCCACAGGGCGCGACCGGATTACAAGGACCGCAAGGATCAACCGGACCGCAAGGTATTCAAGGAGTTCAAGGACCAACCGGAGCAACCGGGCCGCAAGGATCAACCGGACCGCAAGGACCGCAAGGACCAGAAGGACCAGAAGGCCAACAAGGAATACAAGGTGCAACGGGACAGGGTTTTAATATTGCAAAGATTTACGCAAGCGTTGCGGAATTAGAGGCGGATACAAGCCCGACGGGAATAATATCGGGAGAGTTTGCGATTGTTACGACAGTAGATCCAAACGACGCGGACAATTCAAAACTTTATTTATGGAACGGATCAATTTACGCATATACAAACGATTTGAGTGGAGCGCAAGGTATTCAAGGACCAACAGGAGATACGGGACCACAAGGCGCGCAAGGTATTCAAGGCGAAGCGGGTCCACAGGGCGCGCAAGGTATTCAAGGTGAGCAGGGAATACAGGGTATTCAGGGTATACAAGGCGAAGCCGGAACAAGCGCGGACGTAGCGGCGTCAATTCACGGCGTATTAGAAAAAGACACGCCGGTAGACGCAGACGAGTTCGGATTATCTGACAGCGCGGATACTTATTTATTAAAGAAAATATCTTGGGCGAACATCAAGGCCAAATTAAAATTATATTTCGATACGCTTTATATGACTTTTGCAGGCGGAACGCTTACAGGCGATATTACATTTGGGGAAAACACGGCGTTAGCATTAGACAGCGCATTAAGCGCCGACGGGAAATATTGCGGGATCACGGAAGCGGGGACGGCAGGAGCGGCATTGGCGTTTGGAGATCTTTGTTATTTTAATAACGAGGACAGCCGTTGGGAATTAGTGGACGCCAATTTAAGCGACGGGTATAACAAAAAATTAGGAATATGCGTATTAGCGGCCGGAGCGGACGGAAACGCGACTGAAATGCTTTTGTATGGAAAAGTCAGAGCGGACGCGGTATTTCCGACGCTGACAATAGGCGCACCGGCTTACATTAGCGAAACGGCCGGAGATATTGTTGTTGCACAGCCGACGACGACAGACGCCGCGATCAGGATAGTAGGATTTGGAAACACAGCCGACGAATTGATGTTTAATCCTTCGCCTGATTATATGACTCATATTTAAGGATAATAAATGGCAACAAAAACAGTAATTTTAACTTCATCACAGACATATTCATTGCCAACTACTGGAGAATTTGCTTGGGACGGCAATGCTTTTACAGTTGAAGCCATCGGCGGCGGTGGCGGTGGAAAGTATTCTGCTCCTCCTGGAAATGGTGGAGGTGGCGGCGGAGCGTATGCTATTAATCCTGCCGTTACGGATGGGACAAATGTAGTTGTTACTATCGGTGCAGGAGGCGGAGCAAGTACCGCTGACGGTGGAGATACCTCTTATGGTGCTGATGTTATCGCTAAAGGTGGAGTAACTGCTACTTTAAGAACTGGTGCGGCAGGCGGAGCGGCGGCGGCTTGTACTCCGACAACTGGTGCGTACTCAGGCGGTGCAGGTGGAACTGGTGGTGGTATAGGTGGTAAAGGTACTGGTGGAGGTGGCGGAGCGGCAGGTGCTCACGGTGCAGGCGGTGCAGGCGGAAACGGAAGCACTTCTGGCGTATATCACGGTGGAGGTGGTGGTGCAGACGGCGGAACAGCAGGTGGTGCGGGCACGACTGTTCCTGGAACTGCGGGCGTAGGTGCGAACGGTGGTGGTAATGGCGGTAGCAATTCAGCAGGGTTAGACGGTACAGAATGGACTACTCACGGTTCGGGCGGTGGAGCAGGCGGATTATTTAATGGTGGAAACTACGGGGGAGGTGGATCTCAAAATGGTGCTGGTACTAACTATGGTGGAGCAGGAATAGTAGTAATTACTTATACTTACATCTCCTCAGCAATTAAATCTATAAACGGGTTAGCAAAGAGTTCAATAAAAACAATTAACGGATTAGCCATCGCATCAGTTAAGTCGAGAAACGGATTGACTTAACAATCAAAAGAGGGGGTGTTCTTTGTGAGTTGGAGAGAAGCGAAACGACAGAGAGCGCAAGAAATCGGAGGTTGGTTTTGCGAGGATTGCGGACGACCAATATCTTCAAGGAAGGCGGTAGGACACCATATAAAATACCGCCGGGACGGAGGACCGGACACGGTCAGGAATTGCCGATTGCGTTGCAAGTTTTGCGAACACAGGGACAAGCACATTGGAGGCAAACAAAATGGACAGACGCGAGATACTGAACGAAAGCGCAGAAGTCCTGATCAAAATCGGACGCGGTTTGACTTTGACATTGGACCTTATAAACAAGGAGATCGAAAAGGCCGGGCTCTTAGACGCCGGAACTTACGTAGCGATCGCCAACGTAACGACCTTGCTTGAAGAGGGGATCAACGACATTTGCCACGAGGCAAAAGACATTCAGTTGAAACTGATTTACGATTGCGAAGGAAGCGATCAAATAAATTGCCCGAAATGTGGAGGAGAATTGATAGAATGCGCGGAACATTACAAATGCGTCGCCGACAAATGCGGTTACACCGACGCCGGAACGAACTAACGAACAGACGACTGGGGAGGGCGTCTTTCGTCCTCCCATTTAATTAAAGGAAAAAATGGACATACGTTGTAAAAATTGCGGTTACTTATTTATGAAAGAGCCGGTTATAGTTATCGGCGAGATTAAGTGCCACAGATGTAAAACGATCAATAAAATAAACGTAGTTTCGCAAGGCGGAGTTGCGAAAAATAGCCAATGTGGTATAATGCCAAGTAGAGGACATTTAGATCCCGATCAGGCGCATTTTAGAATACGCCATTATTGATCGGGTATTTTTAATAACAGGAGGCAAGACAATGGACGAATTAACTATTGATACAAAGGAAATGAAATTTAGCCCACAACTCAAGGCAATTTCGGTTAAAGATTTGGGCGAAGGCGAAATTGAAGCAATCGTAGCGACGGAAAACGTTGACCGAGTTAACGAAATTTTGGTTATGAGTGGGTTGGACACTAAAAATTATATGAAAAACCCGGTTGTACAATGGGGACACGATTATAGTCAACCACCGATTGCAAAGACGATCAGTTTGAAAAAAGTAGGAGATCAACTCGTAGCAAGAATGAAATTTGCGATTGAAGTATATGACTTCGCAAGATTGGTTTATAACTTAATTCAAGGCGGTTACATTAACGCATTTTCGATTGGATTTATTCCAAAGGAAATGGAGGACGGCAAGAACGGCCAATTAATTTGGACCAAATCGGAGATGTTGGAATATTCAGTAGTGCCGATTCCGGCCAACAGCCAAGCGCTTTTAACGGCAAAGAAGTTTGGAATTGATGTAGATTATTACAATAAAGTTGCCACCGGCGAAATTAAGATCGAGAAAAAAGAGATCGAAGCAACCGAAACCGGCGAATTGGAAGATATTGAAGTTAAGCAAGGCAAAGTGTTGAGCAAGAAGAACAGAAACATACTGGAAGCCGCCAGAGCCGCGTTAGACGAAGTTTTGAGCGCAGACGGCAAAGAGGACGCAGACGAAGGAAAAGACGAAACCAAAGGCGCAGAGGACGAAGAAATACAATCAAACATTGATTTAATTAAAAAATCCGCTTCGGCGTTGGAGGCCAATGCCTCCGCCGCAACCGAACCGGGCGCGAATAAAGTTAAATACCTGATTAAGTTAAAAAAGATCGCTCAAATCAGCGATAGGTCGACAGAATTACTTATCAATCAGGTTAAAGAAAAAATAGCAAAGGAACAAAATGGAAAATGAAGAAAAGACAATCGAACTTGACGAACAAACTCAATCCGCTATCGCCGACAAAGTTAGCGAAGGTTTGGGCGCTACCGTCAAAACCTTAGTTGACGAAAAAGTCAACGAAATTGAAGCCACTATCAGCAAGAAAGCCGAATTAAAAGGCGGCGAAGGTTCAGACGACGCAGAAACCAAAGAAATGAAATTAGTCCGCTTTGTAAAAGCAATGCGCGACAATGATTTTGCAGAACTTTCGAAATTCAAAGCAATGAACGAAACCACTGACGCACAAGGCGGATACCTTGTACCACCGGCCGAGTTTATTGCCGAAGTACAACGCCTTGAAGAAGGTTATGGCGTAGCATTAGCAAACGCCAATGTTCGCAGAACAAGCCGAACGTCCGTATTGATTAACAAAAAAGACGCCGGCGTTGAAGTTTACGAAACTGCAGAATTAGCAAGCAAAACCTTAACCGGTATGACCTTTCAACAGGTTGAAGTATCGCTAAGAAAATATGCCGGTATTGCTCCTCTATCCGACGAATTGGACGAGGATTCAGCAGTCAACGTGTGGAACGAATTGACAACCGACTTCGCTCGCGCTTTTGCAAAAAAGCAAGACGAAATAATGTTTAACGACACCACATACGGAATTACCAAAATTTCCGGTACCAACGTCGTTACCATTACCGGCGGATCAATCGCAAGTTTGACTTTTGACAATCTTATTGACGCGGTTCACGGCGTGCCGACCGACTCAATGTCAAATGGCAAATTCTACTTCCACCGATCGGTATTAGGGACAATCAAGAAAATCAAAGACGAAAACAACAATTATATTTGGCAACCCGGACCAAACGGGTCCGTCAACGGCACAATCTGGGGTTACCCTTACGTTTTGACCGAAGTTCTTACTGCCGTTTCAGCAGATGCACTTAATACAGCGTTCATAGTTTTTGGGGATCTGAAGTATTACACTCTCGTTCTCCGAAATGTTATGACCTTGAAAGTGTTGGAAGAAGGTACAGTTGGAACCGGAGATGACGCCATTAACTTGGGCGCGCAAGACGCAAAAGCGTTAAGAGCAGTTCAAAGAATGGACGGACGCGCAATTTTTGCCTCCGCTTTTTCCGTTATTAAGACTGCCGCCGTTTCCTAATCTTCACAGACCGGCTCACGTAGCCGGTTCTGAAGGCGAGGAAAAATATGTTTATAGACAAAATAAAAAATATGGCAATTTTAAGGCCGTTTATTACAAAGAAAAAGGACGAAAAAGAAGGGAATAAAAAATGGCGTACACAGATCAAACGACGATCGAAAAATACCTCCAAAGAGAATTAACGGACGACGAAAAAGCCATAATCGACGTTTTAATCAATGCGGTTAAAATCTTTATTGACAGCACGGCCGGAAAGACATTTGAGGCCGCGACCGAAACGAGATATTACGACGGCAACGACAAGAAAGAATTATTTATTGACGAATGCCAAGCGATTACGGCAATTAGTTATGTGGATATGGACGACGACGAAGTTACGGCTTATACGACAGATGATTACTTAACTTGGCCTTACAACGAGGACACGATCAAATCGATAGTTAAGAAAAGCGGATATTGGCCGAGCGGAATTAAGAATATTAAAATAGCAGGATCGTTTGGAAGCGCCACAAGCGCACCGGATAACGTTGTTACATTGGCCACAATGATTGCGGCAAAGGTTATGGAAAATCCACAGGACATTATTAGCGAGTCGATTGAAGGATATAGTAAAACAATTGCGCAAGCCGTCGGACCGACGGAGCAGAAGTTGTTAGACAGTATTGCGCCTACGATATTGATATGATAAACCATTTTTTGAAGCATACAATTTACAAGTTTACGGCAACCAAAAGCAAATATGGCGATATTGAATATTCAGGCGACGGGACGGAGATCAAGGGTTGGATAAGAGAAAACGCTGAAGTAGTAAGAAGCCAAAACGCGGAAACGATCAATTGCGACGCTATGGCGTGGTTCAAGCCGGACGAGGGTTTACGAGAGGACGATATAATCAAGTTTGGGGATAGTTATTACAGGATTAAGAAAATGATTTATGCGCGCCGGCTCGGAAGCAACCGGATCAACTTTCTGAAAGCATTGTTGCAAAGAGAAAAGGGAATGATATCGTGAGTTACAGAATAATTGACAATACGAAAAAATTTGCGGACACGGCCGAGAAAAGATTAGATTTATTTTTATCAGATATGGGAGTGGACATAGAGCGGTTGAGTAAAATGTATGTTCCAAGAGATAAGGGTATGTTGAGAAATAGCGGCAAGGTCCAGAAGTTAGGAAGGTTCAAATACATTGTTAGTTACTGGATTGCTTACGCACTTTACCAAGAGCGAGGAATGCGCCGGGACGGAACGCATAAAGTGAGAAAATATTCACAGCCCGGCAAAAAAGCGCATTACTTGGGCGACGCGGCCAAGTCGATTACGGCCAAAGGCAAGGAAAAGATTAAGGCATATCTAAACGGGGTAAGAGTATGATTTTAGAAGCAATTGCGGATTATTTAGAAAACGAAGGCGTCGGAACAGTAGGGACGGACATTTTTATTGGAGATTTTCCAAACGAAACCGACAATGGTATAATGTTGATAAGCAGAGGCGGAGATAACGAAAAGAATTATGACTTGAGATTTTTGACAATAGACATATGGGGACGAAACAAATCAACCCGGTTAAGTTGGGATAAGATTTTTGACGTTATGAAGGCGTTACACTTACAAAACAATTTCGACGTTACGGGTTACCATATTTACAGAAGCGAAACGGCTAACGTAGAGGATTTGGACCGGGACAGCGAAGGCAGGAAGATATTCAAAATACAAGCGCGGATCATTTATAGGGACACAAATAACATAATAAGTTAAACTCATTAGGAGGAAAGAATGACAGGGAACATTGCGAACGTAAAAATCGGGGTTTGCCAAGTGGTTTTTAACGGCGTGGATTTGGGCCACACCAAAGACGGCGTTAGTTTTAGTTATGAGCCGGACATTGCCGACGTTACAGTTGACCAATACGGGTCAAGCCCGATTAACAAGGTTTTAATCGGCGAGAATTTGCAAATGAAACTTTCTTTAGCAGAACAGACATTAGCCAATATGAAAGTTGCTTTACCTGGTGCAAGCCACGAAACCGGTGCGGAAGGTAGCAGACTTGAGATCGGCCGAAATTGTGGTTACGAATTAGACAACGAAGCACACTTATTAAGACTTCACCCGATTGCCAACGAAGCCAGTGACTTGAGCGAAGACGTGGTTATTTACAAGGCCGTTGCAGTTGAAGCGGTAGAAACCAATTATAAAGTGGACGAGCAAAGAGTTTTAGAGGTTACATTCCAAGCGCTTATTGACGAAACAAAGAGCGAAGGAAACCGACTTGGCCACATTGGCGTTGATAGCATTAGTTAAAAAATAAAAGGACAAAATGAACGACATCAAGTTAGACCTTGACGTTTATGCGCCCAAACCGGAATACGCACAATTGGGAGGCAAAGCAATTGAGATTTACCCGCCGAAGTTAAAAACCATTGTTAAACTCTTGGCAATTTTTGAGAGAATGAGCAAGGCAGAGGCGGACGAAGATAAGAGCAAGGCATTTGCCGAACTCACAGAATTGCTACTCCCAATCGTACCGGCGTTAAAAGAACCAGACGTCGATTTGACGTTTGAGCAAATGGGCGCGCTAATAAAATTTGTTTTTGAAATGTCGCAACCGAAGGACGGACAAGCGTTGAAAGCGGAAGGCATAGAACTTACAGGCGACGGAAACGAAGAAGGAAAAAAAAATCCGACTGCTTAGGTTGGTAACATATTTTCTACGAAAGTTTCCGGGCTATACATTCCAATCACTTATGGACGAATACGCGATCAGATTTTATTCCTTAGTCAGCCAATCCGTTAAATTGGACGCGGCCGAACGTCGGGAACAAGCATTGATCGCTGTTTTGCCAAATGCTAAAAAAGGCGAATACGAACGAATAATGAAACAGTTTGAGAACTTTAGCGAAGATCCGATTGAAAGGTTTTTAATCAACCGCCCGGACAACAAGAAAAGTGGCGTAGATAAATTAAAGGGTTTATTAGGAGGATAAAGTGGCCGACATAGCAGGATCAACAGAAATAGGAAAAATACATTATGCTCTCGATTTAGATAGCAAAAAGTTTGATAGTGGGCTGGACAAAGCGGACGGCAAGTTTAAGGGCTTGACGGGAATGTTAAAAAGCGCGGAAGCCGGAAGCAAGGCATTTGCGGCCGGGTTGGCGATTGCCGGCGCGGCACTTACCGCTATTTCGATTGCAGGAATTAAATCAGCCGCCAGTTTGGAAACTATGAGATCGGGATTTATTACGCTTTTGGGATCAGCGGAGAAGGCAGACGAAGCGTTGCAAATGATTAAGAAGGACGCCACCACAACGCCTTTCGAAATGGCAGGACTTGTACAAGCAAACCAATTATTGACTTCCGTTACAAAGGACGCCGGACGATCAGAAAAAATGTTATTAAACGTTGGGAAGGCGTTAGCGGCTATGGGAAAAGGACAGCCGGAACTCGACAGAATTATCGTTAACTTACAACAGGTTGGAGCGGTAGGAAAAGCCGCTATGATGGACGTAAAACAGTTTGCCTTTGCAGGCATACCGATTTTTGAAATGCTTTCACAAGCAACGGGCAAGACGGGCGAAGCGTTGAGTGACTTTATCACAGACGGCGGAGTTACTTTTGAAATGTTGGAGAAAATGTTCAATGACGCCGGAATGGCCGGAGGACGTTTTGAGAACGCTTTTAGAGATCAAGCCGGAACGTTTAACCAACTTTGGAGCAATATGAAGGACAATCTTTCTATTGCCGGAGCGGAGTTTGTTAAGCAAACTGGGATCTTTGACTTGGCCAAAAAAGCACTCGGGATTTTCATTAAGTTTTTGGACGAGAACTTGCCAAAGATTATTGAAGGGATTAAGAACTTTACGGAAATTATGAAGAACAATTTACCGATCGTTATTGGAATTATAGTAGGAGCGCTTATACCGGCGTTTGTTGCTTGGGCCGGAGCGGCTTGGGCGGCGGCCGCAGGAGTTTGGGCGGCGTTGGCGCCATTACTACCGTTTATAGCGGCAGGAGCGGCATTAGGCGCGATTGTTCAATTACTATTGAACCATTTTGGAGGTTGGCAAGGAATTATGGAAAGATTACAACCTTATATAAATGCTATGAAACCGATTATAGAATTATTGAAAGGCGCATTCCAAGCGCTTATACAGACGCTCAAAGAACAATTATTGCCACTATGGAATGACCAACTTAAGCCGGCGCTTATTGCGCTTTGGCCGCTTTTCAAGTTGATTGCGACGATTATAGGCGTAGTTATAGTCGGATCGATTATGGCAGGGATCGCGTCGTTTGTAATACTGATCGGGATTTTGACCGGCGTATTAAAATTTGTAGCAACTTTCGTTACAGGCGTTGTTCAATTCTTTAGCGGACTTTGGCAGTTCATTTCAGGTTGGTGGGGAATGATTTACGGACTTTTTACGGGCAACACGGAATTAGTTAGAGCGTCGGTTGAGAAAATGAAGAACGGAATAATTAGCATATTTTCGGGACTTTATAACGCGGTTTACGGATCGGTTAAAAGTTTGGTAGAAGGGATTTTTGGATTTTTCAAAAATCTTTACGATAATTTAATAGGACATTCGATTATACCGGACATTGTAAACGGGATTGTAGATTGGTTTAGGGACTTGCCGAGTAGATTAGTTGGAGCGTTGGGAGGAGTTTACGACGCGGTTACGACACCATTTAGAAACGCTTTTGAATGGATTAAGGGCAAGGTAGGAGGCGTTAAAGAAGCATTGGAAAAGATCAACCCGTTTCACAGAGAGTCGCCGAGTTTGGTTGACAATATTAAGGCCGGCACGGCACAGATCATTGGACAGTACCAAGATATGTTTAGCGGTATTACGGATATGACCGGAGGGATCAGACCGGAGTTACAAATGGCCGCCACAGCGCCTATGAAAGCGCCGGAGATCAACTCGGCCGGCGGAGGCAGGACCGAGAACCATTTCCACATTGGAGAGATGTTGGGGACGCCACAGGACTTCTCTACCTTCGTAGAAAAGGTTAGTCAAGAACAGTCAAGGCAAGACAGAGCAAAAGGAGGAATATAATATGTGGATTTTAGACGGAAACCAAATACCAACACCACAAAGAAAAGTTATTAAAAACGACGTTGTAGCCGTTGTGCACCGGACGCTCGACGGAGGATTCAGCCGGGACTTTGTGGGAAGCGAAAAAAAGATTTTTGAATGCGAATATACGCCGATTAGCGCGGAGGATTATGAGGTTATTAGAGCCGAGTACGAAGATCAGCGCGACAACGGCACGGCTAAAATATTGACGATTAGCGACGACGATTTTACATTTAGCGCCGGAGTTATTATTTCAATGCCGGAAATGAATTTTAATTTTGCCAACCATTACAATTACAGAAACGTAAAAATAAACTTTACGGAGGTTTGAGGTGCAAACAGTAACAGAAGAATTTGACACCGCAAGCAAGGCCAAGATCAGGCGGCCGGTCGCCGGGTTGGGAGTTAGTTGGTTAAGAAACTACGAAGGCCACGATTGGTTCACGATAGGGACCTCCACAATCGGCGGAGGCGACGTTATTAAGGGCGAGGACAACGTTGTGCCGGAAAGCGATAATTACGATTACATAGACGAAACAGAATACCTTATGAGTATGGAATATGACCGTTATTTTGATGAGCCGGTTTTTAGTGTTGCGAGATCGGTTTGCGACGTTATTTTAGACAACAATTCGGATAGATTTTTGCCGCTTAATTTTACGGACGAACTATCGGACAGTTACGCAGAAGCAAATGCGAATGAGTTTTGGAACGCTTACTCTGGGAACGTTACGGGATACGCACAGACCTTCGAAGCATTGGGAGGAGTTTTAGACCGGGTTGCTTTTTACATTAAAAAGACCGGAAGCCCAACAGGAAACATTACGGCCAAAATTTACGCTAAAACCGGAACAAATGGGGTGGACGCTTGCCCGACCGGGACAGCATTGGCAACTTCGGAAACAATTGACATTAGCACTCTTGAAACTTCAGGCGAATTAAAAGTATTTAATTTTACGGGCGAACAAAGATTGGAATTAACAGCCGGTACGATATACGCGGTTGCGATTGAATACACCGGCGGAAACGCTTCAAATTGTCTTTCGGTTGGGTTAGACACTTCAAGCCCAAGTCACGATGGGAATTACAGTTATTACGGTTGGGGAGCGTGGGGAGGCGAAGCAACTCAAGACGTTTGTTTTTACGTTTATGAACAAGTCGGAGTTAACGAAATTACTTGGGACATAAAAAGCAGGAGGCCGATTAGAGCGAGCGCAGGGTTCAATTACAACGGAATTTCAAACAGAATACAGCAGTTTGTTGGAATGATTATTGAAACGCCGAAAATCGACCAAAAGGAAAACACTTGCACAATTCACGCGATCGACTTTACGGAGGCGCTTTGGGGTTACCCGGTGGAAAGAACGCAACTTTACCAAGACAAGCGAAGCGACGAATTGATCGACATACTTTTACAAACCGTCGGACTCACAACCGGACAATACATTTTAGATCAAGGGCTTATAACTATACCTTTTTGTTTTTTTGAGGCCGGACAGAAGGTTGGAGATATAATTGCAAAGATTTGCCAAGCCGAGCAGGCCACGTTTTACGTTGACGAAAACGGGATATTTAGATTTGAGAATAGATTGCATTTGCTAAACGCGCCGCACACGGCTTCGGTATTAACTATTACAGACGCAATTATATTAAAAGAAGAAAATCAAAACATAGACAAGATTATCAACGTTGTGGAGATCAAAGCCACACCGCGCGCCGTAGTAGCGGACGATAAACAAATTTGGACATTACCGGCGGCAAGCGAAGCGATCGCGCCCGGCGCAACTTACGAATTATTTATAAATTATGAAGATCCGATTTTTAGCAACATAGAACCGACGGCCGGAGGCGGACAAAGTAACTTCACGGCGAACACGGCTACGGACGGAAGCGGTACAAATTTGACGAGCGATTTTGAAATTACGGAATGGACGAACTTTAGCAAGGCGACGAAATTAGTTATACGAAACAACCACGCGACGCTCACGGGATATTTAACGGCTATGAATGTATTCGGAAAGCCGGCCGAAAAGATTTTGGAGCAAGGACTTTATTTGCGAGAGGAGGACGCAACAAGCGTTACGGATTACGACGAACACGTGGTTACGATTGAAAACGATTATATTCAAAGTTACGCGACAATGAAATCAATCGCCAGTTCGATATTGTTAAACAGAAAAGAGCCGGGCAATTATAAGATAATTACGATTAGAGGATTACCGCAATTACAGTTGGGGGATTTGGTAACACGCGGAACGGATAACTACTTCGTTATAAGAATAAAATCAAAGATTACGGCTTCGGAAGGTTTTACGCAAGAATTAACGATTGTAAAGAGAACAATCTCATCTATTAGTTAAATATGTTAAAATAGAGGCAAATATGAAAATAATTTGTTCACAATGCAAGCGACACATCGGGACCATAAAGATAGGGTTTTGGGAATACGAAAAAAAGAACGGCACAAGAGAAATGAAGTTTATAGAAGATCCAAACGGGACGGACGTTAAGTATATTCAAGAACGAGGAATACTATCTTGCCGTAAAAGATTTGACGGGCATTGGGGGTTCAGTTGCGGAATTTGCGGAAATGACAGCCGGATCGCCGAAGCGGAAAAAGGAATAATTGGAACAAAAAAAGTTGATAGCAGAGGACGAATTACCGTCAGAATACCAACCAAAAGAGATATAGCGAGGGTTTTTAGAAACTTGGAGAAAAGGCCAACCGGCGTAAAAGAAGCCAGCCCGGAAAAAAGAGTAGTAGATAATTTTGAAATAACAACCGAAAAAGGGGAGGAAAAATATGTCTTACAATGCAATTGATTTTGTTTATGGAGAACAACCGAGCGCTACAAAATGGAACTACTTAGGTTCAAACGACGCCGGGTTTAAGGACGGGACAAATATTGACGATGACGCGATTATAGCAAGACATATTGCCGACAATGCGGTAGGGACCGCGCAGATCGCAAACAACGCCATAACAGCCGATAAGATTGCGGCCGGAGCGGTAGGAGCCGACGAAATAGCCACGAACGCCGTAGGAACGGCCGAGATCGCGAACGACGCCGTTACGGTGGACAAATTAGCGGACAACTGTATTGCTCAACCACAATTACAAAACGATTGCGTTGGGATAAACGAGATTGAGGACGGGTTGTTTCCTTTCAACAATCAAGGACCTTACACCAACTTAAATATTATTTTTAACATATTAAATACGACAAACACGGGTACTACTTGGACGTTTCCTTCAGCAGGACAATTTGCTTCTTCTTCAACTTATGCGGTAGTAGCGACGGTACAGGATGGATCAGCCGCATCAGGGATTGTGGCAACAATTAAAAGTAAAGCGGCAGGGAGTTGTATTGTTCAAAACAGTTGGGGGACGATTGCAACCTCTATGATCGCGATGGGGAGGTAAATTATGACACGAAATTGGAACATTAAATCAAAGAAGGATTATAACGAGGAATATTTTGAGGTGGTGGTTGATTTGCCGGTACACGAAACGATCAACCCGGCCGGAGTTATGGTAGATAATTTAGTTATGGTTAACAAACAAAGAATGAAAAAATATTTAGAAGAAGGTAAAACGGAGGATCAGGCAATTAAGGGCGTGTTAGACGAAACGGCCGACGAGCATTGCGATCCTTCAAAGTTTACAATTTAAGCAGGAGGGAATTATGACCGGGATCGAACAAACATTAGCGAACGCCGGAGTGCTTGGAGCAGTAGTACTCTGGTTTATGCTTAGATCAGAAAAACGAACGGACAATTTAACGAAGGCGCTGAACAACAATAATTTATTGGTTGTTTATTTGATTGAAACAGTAGCAAATTGCCCGAACAACACGACGGCCGCAAGTTCAATGCGCGACGAACAAATGGCCCGGATCAAACAAGAGATTTTAGGCCAACAAAACGCCGAAGGTTAAAATGACAGAAAAGGTTATACAGATTGGGATTATATTTTACTTCGTTGCAACCTCAACAGTTTTATGCTATTATTTGATTAAACAAGCGAGGAACAAATGAACGAACTATTTACATTGGTTTTTTTACACTTTCTCGGCGACTTTCCATTACAAGGAAAATATTTAAGCGATAAGAAATGCGAATTACCGATAGTTATGATAATTCACTGTTTTATTTACGGCGGATTATTTTTTTTATTTGCGGATTTATCAATTTATTTAACGGGAATTATTATGGCAAGCCATTACGCGATCGACTACGCTATGGCCTGCAAATTTATTAAAATGCGCCCGGACTACAAGTTGGCGCTTGACCAATATTTACACGTTTTATTACTTGTGATTATTTGGTTTTTTAGTCAAGGAGTATAATGTTTATACAAAGCCCGAATTACACAAAGGGACGAGGCGGAAAACCGGCAAGCCTGATTATTATACATTGGTTCGGAGTAGGAACGATTGACGGCGCTATTGCTTCTTTCCAGAACCCGGCACGAGAGGCCAGCGCACATTATTTAATATCAGACAGCCGCTTGGTTCAAATGGTGGACGAAGGCGATACAGCGTGGCACGCGGGGGTTTATGCGGTCAATCAAATATCAATCGGGATAGAACACGACGCCAACCCGGACAAACAGTTGAGCGAGGCAAGTTATCAAACTTCGGGAAAATTGGTTAGAGAAATTTGCGCCCGGCACAGCATACCAATCGACAGAGAACACATTAAGGGCCACAACGAGATCAAGGCAACGCAATGTCCTGGAACAATAGACATAAATAAAATAATTGAAATTGCAAAAGGAGGCAGCAATATGGATAAGTTTCACGAGTTTGTTATTGCGACGATCAGACGAGCGCGCGAGGTTATGCTTAGCGGTCCGCTTGACAATCCAGGCGCGGAAGCGGACGCCAAAAGGATTGAAGCCGAATACGCCGCCGGAAATCAATACGTTTTAGAGCAGTTACTTTTTGACGTTTACACGAAGGCGGGGAATTATCAACTTATGACAAAGGCGGAGCATAATACGATTATGGCAAAAGCGGAAGCCGACGCCAAAGAAACGGCGGATCAGGCTTACAAAGACGGTGCGGCAGGCGTGGTTTGCCCGGAATGCCCGGAACAAGTCATTTGCGAACCTTGCCCGGAATGCAAACCGGAGATCAAAGTTATTACTGATTTGAGCGGACCGGAAATAATAAAATTTGGAATTAAAAAATGGTTGGGGATAGCATAGGAAGCGACAGGGGGATCTTCCTTCGGACGGCGTAATTTAATAATTGTGCCGCCGAAAAGAAGGGAGGCCAAGCCTATAGAAACTTTTTTAACGTTGGCATTACTTCAGATAAGTCAGATTATGCCGGTTACAATGCCGCCAACGGCAAAACAAGCAAAAGTAGTCGAGGTCAATCAATTTTTGGAAAAACCTTTGGTTGCGGAAACTGAATTAACACCGCAACCCGTGAAAGGGAATCACAAGTTTGCTAACGGTAACTGCACAAAGTATGTTGCCGATAAAAGAGGCGGACTGCCGTGGTCGGGTAATGCCAACAGGTGGCTCTATAATGCTCCAAGATTTAATTACGAGGTGGGAGATGAGCCGGAGGTCGGAGCAATTCTTGTAACAAACGAGGGTTGGGTAGGACACGTTGCTTATGTAGAAAACATAGACAGCGACCGGATCACAATTAGCGAGATGAATTACAAGGGATTTGGGGTCGTTTCACAAAGGACAATTTCCAAAAATTACAGTGCGATTAAGGGTTACATTTATTAAATAAGAGGAGGCGCAAATGAAAACAGGGTTAGTTACAACCGAGTTTTGGGTGGTAATTGCCACCTTTTTGACCGCTATCTTCGGAGGCGATCAAAACGAATGGGTAAACGCAATACAAGCAATCGTCGCCGGCGCGGCCGGAGTTGCCTACATTGTCTATCGTATCCAATTGAAAATTGCCGCGAACAAAAAAAAATAAGGCAAGGAAAAAGAAGGTCAACTCACGCACGGCCTTCTTTTTTAGTTATCCACAGGACGAGGGCTTTACAAAATAAAATAAAAGGCGCATAATAAAAGCACTATGAATGATCCAAAAATAACAATTTGTGTTTTTGTAAAGATCGACAATTTTATTGTTGGTTCGTTACATAGTCCAAATGAGTCCACCGGGTAACCGGAGGGCTTTTTTGGTTGTTGAAAGCAGGACGGATTAAACTCTTTTCTGCTTCTAATAACTAAACTTATTGGAAATTCGTGGCACAACTCACCGATAGAGGTAATGAGCGAATTAAAAGAATTTGATTACAAGTTCGGGGACGTTAGACAACTACGGATACCTCACTCACGGGCAGACAGTTAGGACACGGGCAAGCGCCTAAACACTAACTGCCCAGAGAAGGAAACGGCTGGGAACGCACTATGGGATTAGGCAGTTGGGAACAGGTTCCATAAGAATAGAATACATAGCATACAAAAAGGAGTAGTATGGAAGGAAGGGAAAAATGGTTGCCAAGAACAATCAGGATGCCCGACGATTTATGGTATAAACTGGCTTTAGAGTCAGCAAGAAGGAAGATACCAACGTCGGAATTAGTGAGAGAATTAATTGTAAAACAATTGGAAACGGAGGAGGGTTGAGGAAATGGAAGAACAGCCATTATATAAGTTTGTAGAAATTAACGGCAAGAAGTATTGCGATCACAAGGTATTTGGATTACAGGACGCGGAATGGTTCAGGGATCACAAAGTTAATCCGGAGGACGAGGCGATACCGGTGTTTCAAAGAGATAACAAAGTTATGATCCACCCGTTTTTTATGGACGCGGAGAACAGAGAAAAATACAAAAATTATTACGAAAGGCAGAAGGAGTTAAAAAATGATTGAAACTGGGAATAGGATTTACTTTATGGACGCGGAAAAACAGTATTTATATTTTTATAGGAAATCAAACGGTATTATAAAAGGGAGTTTCGACGAGTCGGAACAGCCGTACAACAAAAACGAAATGGCGATTTTGGAGCAATTGCGCGGCGACGACTACTGTTTTAACGATTTAGATAATTAAAAAAACTTGACAAAATTAAAACCACAGCGCATAATTAAACTACGATCAGCAAGCGCCCATTGGCCCAACAAAAAACAAAGTCAGATGAGGCGAATATAGATCTAAATGGAGGACTGGAACGCCGGGACAACCGGTTTCCGGTTCAAACACAAGGGGAGGGACGTTAACAATCAAAAAAATAATAGGAGCAAACATTATGACAAAATCAGAATTTAAGTTAGAAGAATTTAATAATTGCCGGCCGAATTTGGTTTTAGGACAGATCAGTGCTTTTGATATTGAAT